TCCCAACCGTCGAACGTTAGTGCTCGAACCTCACCATCCTCTTTGACCAGCCAGAAGAACGTTGCCATTTTTGTACTCCTTTCTTGTTACTGATTAGTATTACTTATTACGTCTATACTATACCGCGCCAGCGCCAGTTTGTCAAGCGGGTATTTAAGAGATTTCTGAGCAATTTTGCCGTATCCCCGCGCTCGCGCTGGTTGCGTTCGGCGCGGGTTGCTAGCAGCAGTGTCACAACACAACGTATAATTAATAGATAACGTAGTGTTGTGATACTGCCGACAAGCAAAAAAGAAAACCCCTCTCACCAGCGTGGTGAGAGGGGTTGGGGTTGGTTGGTGACGCTGCTACTCAGCTTGCTGCCGTTCCCGTTCCCGTCGCCACTCCCGCAACGAGCGTACCCGTCGCGGGAGTACTCCCGCGTTTTCCAACACCGTCCGCCAACCTGCTTTTACAGCATCGTTTACGTTCCCGTACACTACGAACGAACCCAGTGTATCCTCACCTTGCCACCGCGACCAGTCGGTGCGGTGGATTACAATCCTTCCATCTTCCGTCTTGTACACGCGGTAGTCTGTACCGCGATTGTCCCAAGGATCATAGGTTTCTCGCCAGTAACCGAGTTGTCCCCCTTGAAACTCGATGACGGTATAGTCAGAATTATCGAACCCGTTCTTCGCTCCCCGCCGTCCTTCCCAAATCTTGATTGTTTCCATCGTTGTTCTCCTTTCTTGTTGATGTTTACTTATTACGTCTATACTATACCGCGCCCGCGCCAGGTTGTCAAGCGGGTATGTTGGGATTTTTTCCGCGAGTTTCGCGTTAGTGATGCGGGCGCGGTTGGGCGTCACAACAGTTTGTATATATAATAACTAACGTAGTGTTGTGACACTGCTGATACTATCACCAACAGCGCCGCGCCTGGCTAGTACCACAACAAACAAAGACCCCTACACCGACGTGGTGTAGGGGTCAAGTTGTATGTTATTTAGATGACGCGGGCATTCTTGAGAATGGTACTAAAACCCGCCACTACCGCTTCATTCAGATTTGCGAACTTGTAAAATACTCCCTCGTCATCCTCAGTCGTCCACTTTGACCAGTGGACTTTGTGGATGATGATTTCGCCCTTCTTTGTGCGATAGACCCAAAATGCGGTTCCGCGATTGTGGAACGCCGGATGTCCGTCGCTCCAGAATCCGATTTGTTCGCCGGTGAAGGTCAGCGTCTTGGTGTACTTGTTGTGCTTCCAACCCTTCCGACCTTCCCACACCCGAATCTTTTTCATCATTGTTGGTTCCTTTCTGTTTGTGTTGGCGATTACTTATTACGTCTATACTATACCGCGCCAACACCAATTTGTCAAGCGGGTATTTACGAGATTTTTCCGCGAGTTTCACGAACAACACACTCAACACAGATCACTGCTGGTGTGTATCATCAACAGTGTCACAACACTGCGTATAATTAATAGATAACGTAGTGTTGTGACACTGCTGTATGTAGCCAGCGCCAGCGTCGCGACAACAAAAGCCCCTACACCAGCTCGGTGTAGGGGTTGGGGTTGGTGGCGCGAATTGTTTAGCTGTTCAGCCAGCGCTCGCGCCACTCTCGCAGCAGCGGATGGTGTGGGGTCATATTGTAGAGTACTTCGCTATACATTTCTGCGGCTTTGTCAATGTTGCGGAATCGGTGAATGATTGAGTAGTGTGTTCCGCTCGGTTTCCGCGCTTTCTCCAAGCGCTGGATGATAATAGAACCACTCTTTGTTACATACGCATAGTATGACACAATGTATTCACTATCTTCTTCTGCGTTCAGCCAAGTTCCCAGTGCCTCCCCCTCGAACGAAACCACTTTGTGTTGTGGCTTCACAAAGTGCCAATTCTTTGCTCCCTTCCAGAGTTGCCAGGTTTTCATCTTCGTTCTCCTTTCTTGTTGGTTATTACTTATTACGTCTATACTATACCGCGCCCGCGCCAGGTTGTCAAGCGGGTATTTTCGAGATTTTGAGCGATTTTGGCGCGACGCGCTGGTTGTATCATCAGCAGTGTCACAACACTACGTTATCTATTTATATACACAGTGTTGTGACACCGCGAGCGCGGCGCGAAAAAATAGCGCGAGAGGGGCTTGACAAATCGCGACGGCGCGGTATAATGAAAGTGTAATCGGTAAGTACTTAATAAGACAAAGGAGGTTGTTATGAAGAATCCACTGTTGGCCGGCTTTCTGAAAACAGCTCTTGACATCCAAGAGCTGCCCTACGCGGGTATCCGCGTGGCACACTCAACATTGATGGCCACCAACGGCTACCAGTTGGTGGCATACAAAATGCCGCCGAGCGCGGTGAAGGGGGAGGGAATGCTACACCCCGTCACCGCGCAGGTGGTTCTGGCATACGCGGATGTTATTGATGCCGCGTATGACGGTCTAGAGGTTGATAAGAACAAAGTAACACTGAAGATTAGACCAGATCAACATAGCGCTCACTTTTTTAGCCTCCCGCCGCTCGCTTGCGAGATCAAACGCATCGAACGCATCTTCGATGCATTTGAAGATGCGCGGTTTGTTGCCGACGGCTTCCCGGCCAAGCGCCTTCTCCCGCCAGACGCGGGGGAGTTTGTGAAGGTTGAGCGCGGGGGACTGGTACCCGCGTCGGAAGAGGATGATTGGCGCTATAGCGTCAAGCAAATTCGCAAGTGCGCGGAGATGTTCCGCGCCCGCGACGAGTTGATGATGAGTGTCAACTCGAAAGGATTTTTGATGTGTGAAGACGAATGGGGGCGGTTATTCGTTGTAACTCCATTCCGCGCACCGCAACAGCAATCGTAACCGCCAGACAGCGTTAGCGCCCCGCTCAAATGAGCGGGGCTTTTTGTTGCCGGCGCGGTTTGGTTGTGAACAACAAAAACCCGCTGGCTTGGCCAGCGGGTTGACGATACGAAACGCTGTCTAGTCGCGGGTCAGCGCTTCGTACCGCAACATCTCAACCAGCAACCGCGCCTCGCTGCGGGTGGCGCGGTAGCCGACAAGGCGCCCACACCACTCGACTCGATAGTCGCCAGTTTCCCTATCAAAGATAATTTTATAATCGGGGCCTTCCGCTACCGTCAATTCTGTCGCCACAACCTTCTTTTTCCGAGCCATTTTGAACCTCCTTCGCGATAACTTATTGTTGTGTATCTAGTATACCGCGTCGCGGCGCGGTTGTCAAGCGGGGAGAGTGTCACAACACTACGTTATCTATTATTTATACGCAGTGTTGTGACGCTTGACATTATGTAAACAACGCGCGTAAAAATACGCTGTCAAGTCGCTATAATAGTAGTAGACTACGAGAGTAGCTAAACGAGCGCTAAATGATCGAAACCGTACTGACAGAAGAAGCTCGTTGTGCAGTGTTGCGCGCTCTGTACGAGTTGGCGGTGAATGAAGAAATACCAGCCAGCGCTCGCGTCGCGGCGGCGCGGTTGTTTTTGGATTATTACGAGAGAATAGATAAAGAACAAAGCACTATTGTAATTTTTGATGACGAAACATCGCAGAAAGCAGTATGAAGTGCGATTGCCGCAACTTCATTCAGATCAAAAAGCAGTTGTCGCGCAGATTAAAGATGCGCGATTTGTGCATTTACGCGCCGGTCGGCGCTGGGGAAAGTCGCATCTGTTGGCGCGGATGCTCACAGAAGCAGCGGTGAAAAAGAAGGTTGTTGGGTACTTTGCACCAACATACAAACTGATGCTGCCGGTGTGGGAGCAGGCGCGGCGCGTTCTGCGGGCGCCGGTCGCGGATGAAAATAAAGCAGAACGAAGGATAGATACAGTTGTTGGCGGTCGCATCGAGTTTTGGTCGCTGGATAATCCAGATGCTGGCCGTTCGCGAGGCTACGATCTGGTTGTGGTTGACGAGGCCGGATTGGTGCGCGACTTAGAGACGATCTGGCGCGAAGCTCTCATCCCTACGCTGATTGACCGCAGCGGTCGTGCAGTGCTGGCCGGGACGCCAAAAGGCCGCGGCGATTTTTGGCGAATCTACCAGTCTGCGCTCGATGATCCGCGTTGGGCGACGATCAGACGTTCAACCAGCGACAATCCGCGCCTCGATCCCGCAGATATCGCGCTGTTACGCAGCGCGATGACAGAACGCGCAGCGCGCCAGGAGTTGGATGCGGAATTTTTAGATGACGGCGGTGCGGTGTTTCGCGGAGTGCGCGCTTGCGTCGGTGAGACTGTGCGGAGCGGCGAGGCGGCGATCATCGGCGTTGACTGGGGCAGGCACAACGATGCGACAGTGTTTATCGCGCTCGATCCACAATCGCGGTGTGTTGTAGACGTTGAGCGACTCGTTGATGTAGACTTCGCAACACAACGCAGAGTGTTGATGACGTTTTGGCAGCGGAACGGGCGCGGGGTAATCGTTGCGGAAGCAAACAGCATTGGTCAGCCGAACATCGAGGAGCTTCAGCGCGCCGGTCTGCCGGTTCAGGCGTTTACGACTACAACCGCGTCGAAACCGCTGCTGATCGATACCCTCGCGCTGGCGTTGGAGCAACGAACAATTGTGCTACCGGCGATAGAGTGGTTGCTGAATGAATTAGAGATGTACAGCGTTGATGTGACCGCAGCGGGCCGAATGCGCTACAGTGCGCCGGACGGCTGCTTTGATGACGGGGTTATCGCGCTCGCGCTGGCGGTTTGGGGTGCGTCGCGAACGACAGAGGTGCTGTTTGATGTATAAACCAACCGCACAACTAATACTGTCGCCGGACGAGCGCCTGGAGATCAAGGCGCTGAACTTAGAAGATTTTTTACCTTCAGCTTGGCTTGGTGCGCTGGGGGAAAGCGACGCGGTTGATGTAGAAACAGCGTATGAGCGCGTTGCGGTAGTGCGAACAGCAGTTACACTACGCGCCAACGCGCTGGCCTCGCTGCCTTGGGAGATCACAACAAAGCGCGGAACGCTAGTGGCGTTTGACGCTGAGCGGTTGGCGGGGATCATTCGCAATATTGAGATCGATCTGTGTCTCTACGGCGCGGCGTATGTGCTGCGCGATCCGGCGTCGCCGCTCGGCCTCCGTCGCCTTCATCCGCGAACGATTACGCCAGTTACCGACGCAAAGCGCGGCCTCGTCGGGTTTACCCGTCGAACCAGCGCTGTTGAGCTACGCCTAGAGCCGGAAGCCGAGCTGCTCTATCTCTGGGAGCCGTCGGTTCGCGGCGAGGTTGAGCCGGGCGTCGGGTTGGTGACAACCGCGCTCACACAAGCCCGCGCGCTGCTGGCAGCCGAGCGCTACCAAACCGCGTACTTCGAGCGCGGTGCAGTGCGGCCAACCGTCTGGATGTTCGCGCAGCGACCGACCGACGCGGAGCGGTCGCGCTTTGAGCAGTGGCTACGCCAGCTTGTGAGCGGTATCCGCAATGCGTTCCGGCATTTAGCGTTATCGAGCGAGATAAAAACAGTGACGCTTGGGGATACGCTTTCCGATGCTGTCAAACCAGAATTACTACAGCGCGCTGCAGAATTGTTGATTACCACCTTCCAAGTTCCAATGTCGCTCGTCTTTTCCAACGCCAGCAACTATGCCACCGCACTCCGCGACTATCAGACGTTTATCTTAGTGACGATTCTCAGCCGCGCTCGCGAAATTGTTGCGATGTTGCGTCCGCACTTTGCAGCGTACAACCAGATTCTGCGCTGCAACGAGGCGCGGATCGATGCAGTACAGAACGCGGAACTGGAGAAGGCTGAGGCGATCCAGCGCCTAACCGGGCAGCCGGTGCTCACCCTCAACGAAGCCCGCGCTCGGCTTGATTTACCGCAATTTACAGAAGACAGCGCAGATCAAGCGTTGTTACGCTTACGCAACCGTCTCGCAACCGCGCGCGAGGCGGTCGCGGTTGGTATTGACACAGTGGAGGCGCTACGATTGGTGGGGTTGACAACGGAAAGAGCTGACAGTGCGGCAGAAGCAAAAGCGTTGAAGAGCACAGAAGAAGACGAGTTGATGCCGTATGAGCGCCAGCTCTATCGCGACTTGAAGCGAGCGTTCCAGCAATTACGCCAGATGATGCTGGATGGCGCGGATGAGATTACGGCTGAGGCGTTTCGCAACGAATTGTATCCCGCGATGCGCAGCAATCTCGAAGTGATTGCGCGACTGTTTGCGGATGAAGTTCAGCGAGCGCTCGGCATCGCGGTTGACGTTGATACACTGCTGGCGGACTGGGCCGAGCGCGCGACGCGACATCAGATTGAAGAGCTGCTGTATCCGTACACCCGCGACTACATCGCCCGCGCTGTCGCGGCTTGGCAGCAGATGCCTGGCGCTGACCGCGCTGAACTGATCAAGCTGATTGAGCCGGTAGTCGGCGCGAGGCGCGCGGAAACGATTGCGATCACTGCGGCGACAGAAGCAGCGACGGCTGGGGTACGTACCTACCGCGACGCGCTACGATCAGAGCACAATCTCGACTATGTGATGGTGTGGGAAACCGCAAATGACGAGCGGGTCTGCCCGATTTGCGGCAGCTTACACCGGAAGCGCGAGGATGACTGGGGCGGGCGCGCCGGCCCGCCAGCGCATCCGCGCTGTCGGTGTGGCGTTCGGTTGGTGAGACGCGATGAAGCTTAACGTTGCTGTTGATCTCGATAACGCTTTGCGTAAACTGCTACCACAAACAGCGCGCATCGAAGCCGCGCTCGATGCAGGCGCGGCAGCAGCGCACAGTGTGATGCAGATATACCCACCACCGCCGCCCGCGTCACGGTACAGACGAACGGGCAACTTGCGGCAGAAGTTACGTATCAAGAAGCTGTCGCGAACGTCGCGGATTGTAGAAAACACTGCATCATATGCGCGGTACGTCTACGGGATGCCGCAGGCGCGGGTACATCAGCGACGTTGGGCGTCGGTGGTGGATGCGGCAGAAGCAGCGCGGGCCGAGGCGGAGAAGGTTTTGCGCGGGAGGTGATCGATGATGTGGCAAACCGCGCCAGGCGCGGCAGTGAAAGCAATTGAAACGGGTGAGGTTGAAGGGTTGCTGGTGGTGTTCGGCAACCCCGATGCCGTTGATCTCGAAAACGAATATTTTACGAAAGAAACCGACTTTGGCCGGTTTCAAGAAACCTTAATTTGGCTTAATCACGCGCAGCCAGTGAAAACCGCGAGCGGTCTTATTTTGGTTGAAGAACCAATCGGCTACGGTACATTGGAGGTGACAGACGAGGGGGTGATTATTCGCGGATTATTAGACGCAAAATATCGCTATCTTGCGCAGATTGCGCGGGAATTAGGTTGGTCAAGCGGTACCGCCGCGCATCTGGTGATGCGCGAGCAGGTCGGGAAAGCAACGTTTATTAAACGCTGGCTACTGGGGTTGGACGCGAGTATCACACCAACGCCTGCCGAGCCGCGCACAATGTTGCGGAATATGTCTTATCGTTTGGTAATCAAGTAGGAGGGTTCAATCAATGACTGAAATTGTAATGAATCAGGCCGAGTTAGCTGCAGAAATTGCGGCGCGTCTGCGCGACGAGGTGGCGGCAGCGCTGAAGGCGCAGAGCGCTGGGGTTGTTGCGGACGCAAGCACAGACAACGCTGACACAACTGCGTCATTTGGTGATTTTCTGAAGAGCGTCGCATACAACGATACGCGCCGACTTCGCGCAATCTACAAGAGCGCGAAGGCGCTGGACGAGACGACCGGCGCGGGTGGTGGGTTTCTCGTTCCAACACAGTTTGAGACGCAAATCCGCGCCGTCGGCGCGCCGATGTTGTTTGATCAGTTGGTGTCCGCCGGTCGCGGCCCGCTGGTGCTGCGTACCAACGCGGCGGAGCTTGCGCTGCCGGTGCTCGAGCAAGACCAAACACCGGATGTTGAAAGCAGCGCGTTTGTCGGCGGTGTTCGGCTCGTCTGGCGCGAACAGAGCGCGGATGTTCAAGCGAGCGAGCCAACGTTTGAACAACGCATCTTTCGCCCGCATTCCGCTGATGCCTACGTCGCTGCATCAACCGAGCTGCTCAGCGACGCGCCGCAAGCGTTGGAATCGTTTTTGACAACACTGTTTGGTCGCGCCTACAGCGCACTGCGGGCGCGGTCAATGCTGCGCGGTACCGGCGCCGGCCAGCCGCGCGGCATCGTTGGCCATCCGGCAACAATCAGTGTTTCGCGGGTGACGGGGGGTTCGC